ATTACAAAACATCAAAAATTCAAAATATGAAAGAACTATCAACTAAAGGTCTTCGTCAACTCCACACCTCGCTTACAAGAGGGTATGTCTCACGCAAAAACGAAAAAGGTGTGATTGAACCATATAAAGGTAAATTCGGTGAAGGCGTCCGGGTATTGAGTCGCAATTTTGAGAGTTCACGTTTCTGTTTTGTCACTTATTGGGTAAAGTAAAACCCACCCGCGAAAGCCGACTCATTCAGAGTCAGCTTTTTTGTGGGCATTAGTTCACAGGCTCAACCGGGAAAATAATGTCTTCCATCTGTGCTTTTGCAACTTCGTCATCTTCAGTGGCGACACCGATTTTGCGCAACTGGGTTCTTGCTTCCACGAACGTAATCAACCCGCCTTGCCACTCTGCCAAGATCTGCGCCCGCTCCTGTGGGGTTGCCATCGCCGCCGCAAAATCACTGTTGAGTTGGTAAATAATTGTCAAAGGGTCAACATCACTCACGAACCGGGAAGCATTGTAAAGAGCCTTGCGGTAAGCTAGTGACACGTTCTTTGCCGCACTTGAGAGTATCGATGTCTCACTCGATTCCTCAATAATAGCCTCTGTCGCTGTGCCTTTAGTGGCTGTCGGCTCAATGAGCTTTGCGCCGATTGACTTCATCTGGTCCTCTTTGTGTTTCATCGCTTCCGATGCAATGTTGTTTGGGTCGGTGTGCAAGAGTTTTGCATCCATGTCCTTACCAAGTGGGATTGCATTGCGTGCGCCGAGTTTCAGACCACCTTTGAAGTTTTTATCTGTCCACTCCTGAGTCAACCCGACCAAAACCAACTGATCCTGCCCGCTCACAAAAACCCCCTCCTCGTAGTCCGCCGAGTTGTGATAGTGTGCAATGTTCAAATTTGCAAGATCCAGAAGGGGCGGTTTGTCGATTTGTGGCTCATTGTTGGTGGAGCCGACAAACTCAAAAGGGATACGGTCAAGCGGTCGCCCTGCATAATCCATCAATGTGACCGGGAAGCCTTCGACAATCTCAAACTCTTCACCGTTTATAGCTTTTTCGAGTTTGCGCCAGACGGTTACCTGCACAGCAAAATTGGCTTCGGTTTCGTCGGTGGCAATTAAACGCATTTCACGCCACCGGGGTTCAGTTTTAAATTCGTATCCATCATCTTCGGTGATTGTGGACTCCTGAAGCACGATCAATGACAGCACAGACTCACCACCGATGACAGTGACACGCCAGTTGATGATGTCTTCTGGCATCACCAGCATCACACGCGGGCGAATGCGCATTGTCTCAATGTCTTGACGCGTTGTGCTTTCGCCAGACGTTGCTGGGAAATCTGACAGTAGCCCACAATGACCTTTGCTCATAATCACCGAGAGCGTTGCTTTGGCTTGTTGTTCAATCGATGTCCCTGCACCGTCAATATTTCCTTTGTACCGATCAAGGTCTGTGGGCAAGTCGATTTCAGAGTCTTTGCTAAACACTTGACCGACAAGACTGGAAAGAGTGCGCCCGATCACGTTGTAAAACACCGATCGCTGAATGTAGCTGTTAAACCGATTCTTGGCGTATTCAGTGTTTGTGTCCGCAGATGGCGAGGGCAGGTATTTCTCTTTGCCCGCTTTGATTGCCTCTTCTCCGGCAATGCAATCAGAGATCATGGACCATTTCTTTCTGTAATCTATGACATCCTCGTGCGTAAAGCTGATATTTTTGGGCATAGAGCCAAAATCAATGTTTTTGCTGCAAAATGCAAGTTTGTTGTTTTTGAAGGTTGACGAGAAAACAAAAACTGTTTTCTGTTTAATATCATGACCAAAGAAACAACCCACAAAATAGATGACACCGTCAAAATATTCGCAGGCACACACTTTGAAGGTGTGGCCACCCTTATCAGACACCTCGGCACTTATGGCTGTCTTGAAAAGTGGCATGTTCAATTTCACGACACCACAGCGGGCAAAATCTACACCCGTTACATAAAATCAAAATGAGCTTATCCGAATCAATCACCCTTTGTGCAATTGTGTTCTACGCGGTTGCATTCCTTGGGGCCTTTGTGCTCCACAAACTCAAATTCTTTGGCAAATGAATAGACTAGACCTCATAAAAGTGCTTGTTGCTTTTGATGGCAACGGGGCTGAAGTCTATGAGTTACTAGATGGCGAGCTGTTTAAGCGTAAAAAAATCGGCAACACTGTTGGTGAGTTAATTTTCGCCACTTATGAAGCTTGGCAGAGTGCTGGGTTTTATGTGACCAAAGGGCAGAAAGCTGCTATTTGGGACAGTGGCAAATCATATTTCAGCTTTGATCAAGTGGATGAGCTTGACCAGTGGTATGAACAAGAGCTTTGGGACGCTTGGGACTTTCACCACGATCATTGGGGAGATCGTGACCCAAGATGAACAAAAAAGCCCCGATACCGGAATCTCGGTATCGGGGCTTTTTTACGTCGCAAATTCAACGTCGATTTCTTCGATGTAGTCAGGCCGCGCATCCAAAACCATGTACCTCGCCTCGTCGAACACATGGTCGATCGCAGTGGTTTCAACGTCATCCGGGTCTTTTTCAGATCTTGGCAAAACTGGCACCGTGTTAATAAAAGCTTTGCAATTACGCATCACGTAAAGCCCTGGGCCCTCACGTTTGACTGAGTTTTCAAGCATATCCCGCATCAATTGCAGGCCATTCTTGCGGCTCCCCTTCTTCTTGTCCGACCGGGTCCACGTTATACCCTCTTCCTGCATCAAAGACGCGATTGAGCCGCTTTCAGCCTCATTTACATCATAAATCTGATTGTCTGCGGGTCCGGGTGAAACTTCATTTTGAATCCAACCCAACAAAAGCAGGTTTTCACAGGTCTCTTTGACACGCTTTGCCACGTCCCGAGCCGACAGCTTCAAGCCTTTGTTGTGTCCGTAAAGGTCAACCCCACCATGTGGGTTTTTCCGCGCTTCTGACCCGTAAACTTCCGCGCACCGTATGAGTGACCCTTTTGGAAAACAAAGTGTTTTGCCATCAACCTCGATTTCCTCACCATTGGAAATGCCCCAAAACCCAACCGAAAACGGGTGAGAAGATCCCCAGTCGAACGAGCGCCGGGTCTTCCAATTCGCCGGGATCGGGAACCTTTGGACGATGTGAACATCACCTTGCCAAATGTCATCGATTGCGCCCCCGGCTGTGAAATCCCAATCGCCCTCTAGCCATGCCTTGCGCTTGTTTGGGTCTGTGATGTTCTCAAGGTCTGCGATATACTCCGGCGAGAGGTATCGATTTTCTTTGTAAGACGAGAAGAGCCGGACTTGTGTCTTCACAACGTCAATTTCTGTCTGTGTCCGGGGGTTAAAAACTCTCGTTCTGTTCCTCACTACCTTGCCAGCCGGGGCCACATCGACAAAGCGGGTTTTGACCCAGTTGTGCCCCGGTCCACTTGGGTTTGTCGTGCTCAAGACTGTTAGCGGGATTTCTGGCAGTGGGTTGTCTAATTCTGGGCTGTGCTCCGATGGGATAAATGACGAGCGGTTGCATGTCATCATTAAATCGTAGCACTCAGAGGTTGCCCACTGTGTGATCTCATTCCAGCCGATAAATGCAAACTCTTGACCGTGAAATTTGCCATAATCCTCCGGCTTTTCCATCACGCGGAGCAGAAGCTCTTCGCCCGTTGGCCATGTCCACCTGTAAGACGATTGAGATGCCAGAAACTTAACACCATCAAAAAACTTGGGATACCAACGTTTTGTGCGAGATACAATATCATCAAGTGCCTTGTAGGACCGCCCAATGATGACCCCACGCCAGAAAGCCCCATACCCCTGCCCCACAATGCTCCTGAACCGCATGATTTGAACATCCGTCTTTCCACCCCCGCGAGTGCCATCGACCATGATGTGGCTTACTGGGGCGGTAAGGGCGAGGCACTGGGAGCCGGGCAAGGGCTTCCAGATGATTTTCTGATTTGGGCGATTGGGCATTCCCCACATTTAAAATCTATTTTCACTTTTCTGCAAGAAAGTTGTCTTGCTTAGAGTTTTGACAATTAAACCTACGGGCTTTCCCTTTGTGCGAAGCGAGCAAACCATCTTGTTCACATCGTAGTTGACCTAGTGCGTTACCAATGGCCATTTCAGCGTCTTCCACGGAAAACAAGATTTGCCCATCCAGTAGCCAGCCGCAGACATATTCCGCTATCTCAAATTGAGAGAATCGCTGTTGATTTCGGCGAGGATCAGAACCAATCGGTTGTATCAATTCCTTTCGTTCATTCTTCACTTCAGTCATTATCCATCTTTTCGTTCTGCCCACTTAAAAAATTGGCCATCACATTGAGAGCGGCAGCGGCAGGCATACGTCCCGACTCCCAGCCCTCAACAGTGCGTTTCGAGACTCCACAAGCATCTGCTAAGCTCTGAGTCGTCATTCCCAGTTTCGAGCGGACGGCCTTAATTCCGTCCGCGTAGTCGAGGACTTCCCCGCCATCAGATAAGATGACGGGTTGGCCGTAACTGCTTGCGCTATTT